GCACAATCAAAAGAGTTTGGCAAAGTCGGTACTAAGGTTGCTACATCAATGGAAGATGCCTTTGTTAATATGGCAATGGGTGCTAAAACATCTTTCAGCGATATGGCACGTTCAATCATTGCTGACTTAATTAGAATACAAGTTAGAAAGAAAATAAGTGGCTTCTTAGGTAATCTTGATTTCTTTGGTGGCTCTACTACTACTCCAGCGCCAGTAACATCACATACTGGTGGTGCTATTGGTCTTGCTTCTATTCCATCATTTCATACTGGCTATCGTTCAGACGAACGTCTTGCTAAACTACAAGTAGGTGAATCAGTAGTTAATCGTGCTGGTACAGCTAGAAACGGTGAAGCAATTGATGCTATGAACTCTGGAAAAGCTATTGGCGGTGGTGATAATATCCAAAACGCTAATATTACATTCCAAGTACAAGCATTTGATTCAGCTTCATTTCAACAAGGAATGGTTCAAAATCGTGCTACAATTGTCGGCGTAGTTCGTGAAGCATTTAATCGTAACGGAAGGTCAGTACCACTATGAGTTATCCCACAACACCCAACCCTAGTTCATTAAAGATTACTGGAGTTAGCCCAACACTTACAAGTATTACTCATTCATTAAAAAGACAAGCCAGAAGTCGTGGCGGTCAAAGATGGTTAATTGAAGCTGGTTATCCAGCAATGACTAGAAGTGAATTTGCGCCATTATGGGCGTTTGCTAATGCTCAACAAGGTCAATACCAAACTTTCGAATATATCCCACCTATTTATGGAGATACAAGCGGCACAGCAACTGGTACATTGTTAGTTAATAATGTTTCTGGTTATGCTGCTGGTGATTCATCAATTGTTTGTGATGGCTTAACTGGAACTTTAAAGGCTGGTGATTTTATTAAATTTACTGGTCAAGATAAGGTTTACACTTTGACTGCTGATGGTTCTACTACGTTAGCAATTGAGCCACCATTATTAAGTGCGGTAGCTGATAACGAAACTGTTATTTATAATGATGTGCCATTTACTATGGCGTTTGCTGATGATTCACAAGAGATGTCTGTTGGTGTTCAACAATTAGTTGGCTTTTCAGTTAAGTTAGTTGAGGTTGTCTAGTGGATAGAGGTTCAACGGCAGCCTTTCAAGCAGAGATTGTTAAAGGACAGAACCAGCCAGTACATTTAGTTTCAATTCATTTAGATAATGAAATATCTTATATGACTGATGCTTATAAAACTATCACTTATGATGGTAATGATTATGCTGGTGTTGGTCATTTCTTAGGCTTTTCAGATATTGAAGAAACGGCTGAGATTGCTGTATCTTCTGTTAATATTAATTTGTCTGGCATTGATAAGACTTGGGTAAGTACGTTCTTAAATCAGCAGTATATTGACCGTACAATCAAGATTAATCTTGCTTTTATGGATTCAGCACAAGCATTAGTTATTGACCCAGTATTAATCTTTGAGGGTCGTATGGATTCACCCGTTATTAGTGAAAATCCAGATAGTGGCAACTCAACAATCTCTATTAGTGCGACTAATTCTTGGGTAGATTTTGAACGTAAGACTGGAAGACATACAAATCACGAAGAACAGCAAATACATTTCGCTGGTGATAAGGGTTTTGAGTTTGCTAGTGAAATTATTACTGATATTGTTTGGGGTAAAAAATAATGGGTTTCTTTAGCGGAATATTTAGGTCAATAAAAAAGATTGCCAAAGTAGCAGCGCCATTAATTGGTCTGTATGTTGGTGGATTAGCTGGTAAATATTTAACTGGTTTAGGCGGTGCGTTTGGCTCTAAGTTATTTGGTACAACCATTGGTAATATTGTTGGTGGCTTTGCTGGTTCTATTGTTGGTGGTGCTATTGGTGGTGCTTATAGTGGTGGTGGTGGTGTTGGAGATGTAGGCTCAACTGCTTCAAGCATACTACTAAACAAATCATCTAACAACGCTCCTATTCCATTAATCTATGGAACACGCAAGGTTGGTGGTACTCGTGTATTTATGGAAGCTACTGGCGATAGTAACGAATATCTCCATATAGTTATAGCATTAGCAGAGGGTGAAATTGATGATATTACTACTGTCTATTTAAATGATGTTTCAGAAAGTGATACTAAGTTTTCTGGACTACTTGACGTGTATCGTCATTTAGGTAGTGATACTCAAGCGGCTGATTCTAATCTTGTTAGTGCTGTATCTGGTTGGACAACAGCACATACGTTAAGAGGTACGGCATATCTTTATGTAAGACTTAAATATGACCAAGATGCTTTTGCTGGTGGACTACCCACAATTACAGCAAACATTAGAGGAACAGAGGTTTATGACCCTAGAGATTCATTAACCAATTATAGTAGTAACCCAGCAATGTGTATTCGTGATTACTTAACTAATACTCGTTATGGTCGTGGTATTGATGCTTCATTAATTGATGATGCTTCTTTTATCTCTGCTGCTAACCATTGTGATGAAAGTGTTACTATTGGCGGTGTTTCTAAAGTGAGATATACTTGTGATGGTGTAGTTGATACTTCGTCTGGTTCAATGGATATTCTAAAAAACCTTGCTACTTCTTGTCGTGGTGCGGTTATCTTTACTGGTGGTAAATATAAACTGGTTATTGATAAGGTTGGTACTGCTTCATTCACATTTAGCGAAGATAATATTGTTGGTGGTTGGTCAATTAAACTTGGCGACAAGGCTAATCAATTCAACAGAATTAGAACTAACTTCTTTAATCCAGACAGAAACTGGCAACCAGATATTGCGGTAGTTGATTCATCTGCTTTAAGAACACAAGATAACGGCTTACTATTAGAGAAGACCATAGAATTGCCATATACGACTGATGTTGACCGTGCCAAGATGATTACCACGATTAACCTTAATCAGTCAAGACAATCAATGCTTGTTGAGTTTACAGCGACTATTGAGGGTATGCGTTGTGAAGTATTTGACTTGGTTTATATTAAGCACGAAACACCAGCTTGGGATACTTTAAACGGTGGACTTGGTAAGATATTCAGAGTAGTTGATATTACATTACAGAATGATAATGAAGTTCGTATATTAGCACTTGAATATGACGCTACTGCTTATGACTTCGGAACTATCTCAACGTCTGATGCTGCTCCAAATACTAATCTACCAGACACATCTACTGCTAAACCGCCAACGGCTATTGCTACAAGTGAAAGCCTTTACGATACAATTGGTTCTGGTGGTGTTAAAGTACGTGTTGCTATTAGCTGGAACGCAGCACTTGATATATTCGTTAAAGAATATGATGTTGAATGGAAATCAAACGGCTCAAGCACTTGGAACTTCTTAACAACGACCAAGAATACAGAAGCTAGACTTGATGATGCTGACCAGTTCTTCACGACTTTAGAGTTCGTTCAGTTAATACAATGGGTGTTCGTTCAGTATGGGCGTATCTAAGCAATGTAACAGTTGCTGGATTAACGACACCTCCAGTAGATGTTGCTAATTTATCTTTCATAGCGCTTAATAATGCTGCTCATTTATCGTGGGATTTAGCTACTGACCTTGATGTTAGAGTGGGCGGTAAAGTACGCTTTAGACATTCAAATCTAACAACTGGTGCTTCTTGGGAATCATCTACTGATATTGGTGCTGCTGTATCTGGTTTAAATACCAATGCTGTATTGCCGTTATTAACTGGTACATATCTAGCTAAGTTTATTGATTCAACTGGTAATGAATCGGTTAATACTTCATCATTTGTATCTACAACTATTCCGAACATTATAAATATGAACGCGGTAGCTACATCAACTCAAAACCCATCATTTACTGGTACTAAAACCAATATGGTGGCAGTTGATAATGTATTAAAGTTTGAAGCTGATACGTTGCTTGATAGTGTTACTGAATTAATGGACGATTGGGAATTATTAGACGCTATCGGTGGTCTTGATTCTGCTGGTTCTTATGAGTTTGATACATACATTGACCTTGGTACTGTATATACATCACGAGCAACGGCTTCTATTGCGTTCACAGCGTTTGTTATTGGCGACTTTATAGACGATAGAACAGCATTAATGGATACGTGGACTGACTTTGATAATGCGCCATCTGATGTAACGCTAAATCTATATGTTGCTACTACTAATGATGACCCATCTGGAACGCCTACGTGGAGTAGTTGGGCGAAGTTTACGGTTGCTGATTATAATGCTAGAGCCTATAAATTTAAGGTTGAAGCATCATCTACAAGTTCAGACCATCAGATTAATATAACTGAATTATCTGTTGAAATTGATATGCCAGACAAGGTACAAGGTGATGCGGGTTTAACATCATTATCAACTGGTTTATTATCTGTAACTTACGCTCAACCGTTTAAGGCTGTTCCAGCACTTGGCGTTACCTTTACTGATTTAGATTCTAATGATAGTGTTGATATTACAAGTGAAACAACAACTGGGTTTGTTGTTGGTGTTAAACACGGGGCAAGTTACGAAGCACATAATTTCAACTATCTAGCAAGAGGGTATTAACTATGATACAATTTAATTTAAATTTAAACGGAGAATAAAATGGCAATTCACGACTACGTCATTGCTAATCAGAATGGTGCTAATACACGTTCTGATTTAAATAACGCATTGGCTGCGATTGTTTCTAACAATTCATCAGCAACAGCGCCAAGCACAACCTACGCATTTATGTGGTGGGCAGATACAGCAGCTGATATATTAAAACAAAGAAATGCTGCTGATTCAGCGTGGATTAATATTTTAACGCTTTCTACTGGCTCACCAGTAGGCGACATATCACTAGGTGATAGCGTCAAGGCTAAGTTTGGTGCTGCTGGTGACTTAGAGGTTTATCACGATGGTAGCCATAGCTATATTAAAGAAACAGGTACAGGAAATCTATATATAAAAGCTGCTAATCAATTTAGTGTTCAAGGTATTAATAATGAAGATATGATACTGGCAAATCAAGATGGGGCTGTTGACCTGTTTCATAATAATGTTAGGAAACTAGCCACAACCTCTAATGGTATTGATGTTACTGGTGGTGCAGGATATACCGCTATTCAATTAAACTCAACTGGTGGTTCATATTTAAATATGCAAGATTCGAGTACGTGGACTATGCGAATTATGACTTATTCCACTAGCGTTAGATGGAGAGATTTGGTTAATAGTGATTATGTTATGGAAATATCACAAGCGGGTAATCTAACTATTGACGGCTCTTATTCAACTGCTGGTGTGGATTATGCCGAGTTCTTTGAATCAACAGATGGTACTGCTATTCCAGTTGGCTCAACTGTTACATTAGACAACGGGAAAGTTAGGGTGTGTCAAGAGGGTGAAACACCTTTAGGTGTAGTAAGACCAAATGGCACATCAAGCACAATAGGTGGTGAGCATTTATTCAGTTGGAAAGATAAATACCTTAAAGATGATTATGATGGTTATTTAACTGAAGAAGCTAATTATTACTCTTGGAAAGATGAAGATGATAAAAGTGGTTATTATGAAGATAGAATGCCAGAGGGTGTTACCCCGCCAGAAGATGCTACTTTATCAGTACAAACAAGAAAGCTATTAAATCCAGATTATGACCCAACACAAGAAGAAAACTATACTCCAAGAAGTGAAAGAGATGAATGGAATGTTGTTGGTTTATTAGGTCAAATCCCAATAACTAAGGGTGAAGTAACTGGTGATAACTGGTTGAAGATGAAAGATGTTTCAGATTCTGTTGAAATGTGGTTTGTTAAATAAGGAGTGACCTATCGAAATTTCAGATATCTTTCTGACTCTAGTGGGTGTTATCATAGCTATGCTAGGTTGGTTTATGAGCAGACTAGCTGACACAGTAAATAAGTTAGAGCAAAATATTAATAGCTGTCAGACTCATATGCCACTTAATTACGTCTTAAAAGAAGATTACAAGACTGATATGGTAGAGATTAAAAAGATGTTAAGTGATATCTACGGCATTATTAGAAAGGAGAGAAGATAATGGGATTCTTTGACAAAGCAAAGAAGGTAGCTAAGGCTACTGTAGAAGTAGCACAAGCAGATGCTGTGGTTGTAACTACACCAGCAAGAATGGTTCAGAATACAATTATAGAAGGTAGTGTTGAGGGTGGTTTTGATAAGACTCGTGACGATACCTTTGAATCAATTGATAAGGCCAATGCCAGCTCTAAAGACGCTACTGGCTACAAAGACAAGTAATGATTTGGGTAGAACTTGCTGATAATACGGCACGGTTCTTCCTCTTTGACCCTTGGACATTACCTCTTAATTGGTTACTAATATGAAACGCCTATTTACGGTTGTTTTATGCTTAACTCTATTAACGAGTTGCTCTAGTCTTAATCTACGCAATTTGGGCAAGTCTGGCGCTTCTGCTGGCGTTGCTTATGCTATTAATCCTATCGCTGGTGTAGCTGTACTTGCTACTGCTATGACTTATGATGAGATTATTCCAGATGAGCCTAATATTGACCAGATAGAAACTGAAGAACAAGCGGTAGCGTATGTAGCTGAATCATTGTTTATGAACGCTCTATATGCGTTTATTGCTTATTTATTGATTACATTAATTGCTGTGCCATTCATCAAGCGCTGGGGATATAATCAAGCCAAAGACAAATACAAGACTCAAGTTAGAGTTTCAAAAGAATTAATTGACCAAATTAAGGGTGATAAATGACAAATAAACTAAGCAAATGTGTAATAGTTTTCTCAGCAACCGTAACAATTAGTTTAGCTTCTATGGCGTTCTTCAATCAAATGATGAATATGCCAAGCAAAGCAATGATGATGGGTAGTACAATGATGCAAGGACAAGATAAGCCTTGCGACTGTAATTGTAAAAAATAATCAGATTAAAACGCATCTACCAATCTTTTGATAAAAATTGATAAATCCTGAGCCATTGGCTTTGGAAATTCCTTGTGACACATTACCCCTTGTATTCTAGCCAGTAAAGTTATTGTTTGTAATAACTCATGTTTGCTCATTTCAATACGGGCAGTTGTTGTGTTTTTCATCTTATTCTCCTATTTAAATCATCTTTAAAAACAGCCTAGACATTGGGTCGAAATAGTTACGCTCTTTAATCACGTTCCTAACTGCTTTAGGTTGGAATGACATTTTGACATAACCCTTGCTACTTTTATTAGCAGTATTCCTTGGCTTTTGTGATAACACGTTAATATCTTTAATATTTCTCAATAATCTTGCGTAAATTGTTGAAGTGTTAATATCATATTTTTTTGCTATTTCTTGAGCAGTCATTTTAGAGCCATCAGATAATTCAAACTCCTTGCACTTATAAGCCTTGGGTGCTTTTGCATTAAGCACATATTTGGGGCGCATAACCACAGCGACATCATTTGATTTACAAAGCCTATATCTACAAGCTGTTTGAGTAATACCCAATTCAAATGCTAACTGCCTTGCTGTCCATACACTACCATCTGATAGTGTAAATTCTTTGGATAATGTTCCCATCAGAACGGCATATCTTCTAATTCAGCACTAGACATTGGCTCTGTTTTCATTCCTTGTGAAGCGTCTGGCTTCCAATTATCGACTGAAACATACCATTTGCCAGTTTTACCGACTTTAATATCTAAGTTAATCCATTCATCATCTTTGGCTCTTAACCAGTTGCCAAGGTTAGCACGCTTGATGCTAATTGAGCCTTTTACAAAGTCTGGTGCGCCAACTCTTGGTGCTTTAACCATTAAACCGTCTACAAATTCTATATCACTCATGTTACTTACTCCTTTTTATTATTAAATTTGGAACTGCTTACGCCAGTAAATCGCACTTGTTTTTTTAAACTAACGAGGAAAAATCAATCTTGAGGAGAAAATAAAACCCCGATTAGCTTCCGCCAAGTGAAGCGTTGCTAATCTAATGGATATAGCTGGTAATATCTATCAACCACTTGTGCTACATCTTCTTGAATGGCAAACTTTAACATTGTCTTTGCCTTGTCATCTTCACCATTTTCAAAGTGTTGATTTAATGCTGCTAGTGCTGCTTCAATTCGTGCTTTATCAACTACTGGTAATGCTGTTTTTTGCTTCTTGTCAGATGTTGAATTAGCATCATCATCTTCTTGAGCAATTCCACACATTCCAGCTAAAGCGTATCTTCTAGCATAAGTAATAGATGAACCAACTGCTTGTGCGTCCTTCTTGCCACCTAGGGGCATATTTAATCGTGAACTGATGTACTCGCCAGACTTATGAATAATAATCGTTTCTACGCCAACGTGGTCGTTCATAGCATAAGGCATTTGAATAACACTCAATCCAAACTTAGCAAGTGTTGGTTTTGATATATTAATCACTTCAGCCAAGTCGGCATAAGATGATTTAAAAAATGGGTTCTTAGCGTTCTTCGCTGGGTTAGACATCTCTGACTGTGCCAAGGCAAGTGCTGCGCCAAGTTCTACTATTGATTCTGATTTTTTCATTTGTTTCTCCGTTTTTTGTTTAATTATTACCTATGATACCATAAATGTTAGTCTATATATATAATCATTGTTATAAGAATAGACCACCAGATGATGGACAATATTGCTAGAATGTTAAATAATAATTCCATCTAAAACCCCATTGAGCGTAAACGGTCATTCATTTGCTCTGGTGTTTCTTCATCATCATCCCACTCTTGTATGCCGCAATGTTCTTGGCAATCAGAACAAATGTCGGTATCTGAATAAATCATAGCACCACAACAATCTGATACATCTTCACCAGCATAGTCTGAATAGTCTGGCTCTTTATCGTTATGTTCTACTTCTTGGTTATCAACGTCAATCATAGTTACACCCCGTAAATGTTAATTAAATAGTTACTTGTTAATAAAATAAAGACAATAGTTCCTAAGAACTTAAAGTGTATTTTTTCATATCTAGTCATTGTAAACACCACCTTGAATTAAACAGTCTTTTAATTCTTCTTCAAGTTTAAGGATTCGTTCAACATACATTGGTATTACAATTTCTTGGTAATCTCTAATCATCTGGCATTGAGCGGCAATCATTTTCTGTAATAAGCGTTCTTCGTTGTCTAACATTTGTATCTCCTAATTGTTTAATTTATAAAAGTTGTCGTAATCAGCATCATGTAATACTTCTGGGTCTGGGCTAAGGCTTTTTGTATAAACACCTTGTACACCCGTCCAATTACTTTTTTTTATAACTAAGCCTTTTTTAATTAATACTTTTAGGCTGTTATATTTAAGACCCCTAACACCGTTGTTGTGTTGGTTATGCCATTTGCCGTCTGAAAGCATTTCAAGCTGCTGGTTTTGTGCTTTTGTTAATGTCATTTTGTTTTCCCTTTTTTGTTTAAGTTGAGTCAATAATACCACAAATCTTTGGTATGTCAACTAATATATTTTATTTATTTAATTAAAACTAATTTAGTTCTTGGTATATAATAGCTATGCCTTTGTTGGTTGATATTCACGGTGGGTTTAGCGGCTCACCATTCAATTAGCGAAAAAGGTAACTGAATATTAATTTAACTAAGGAGAATTCTATGGACGAAAACCGTCTTGATATTATCAATAATAACATTGATGAATATCTACCACTACCAGATACCAGAGCATTTACAGAACGTGATGTTATTGGCTCAATGCTAATTAATGGCAGCATCAAAACCAAATACACGGTTTATACCGAAGATTTTAGGCACATTAGACTACGTGGCTTATATCGTCATTTAATCAATCTATCTGATGAACACGGTTCATTTGAACACGATGAATTACTAACTGATAATTTAGATAATAATAAATATATACTCAATCTAATGAACGTGTATATAAATGCTAATATCAATGTAAAAACAAGATTTTTAATTAAGGGGGCGATATGAACGAAGATAAACAAATACAAAGCACAGAACAATTAACCAAAAAAATAAAACAAGAAATTAGTGCTGATTACCGCGCAAAAGAATATTTTATTAACAGATTAACTATTGATGAAGTAATCGGGAATATTGTCGATAATGAACTTAAATTAGCAATTATTGAAGCAAACCAATTTTATCAAAACGATAAAAGCGTCTTTAAACTAAATTTAGCTTTGGTTTTAAATTCTTTACCAAAAGAGGTTTGGTTCGATGAATGATATTAATATTTTTAGTGTTGTTCCAATAGATGTCATACAAGATCAAAGACTGACCAAAAACCAACTTAAAGTGTTAATTGCTTTACTTTCTTATAGAGGTAAAAATACTAATCTGGTTTATCCAAGTCGTGAAAAGTTATCAGAAAGATGCGGCATTAGGGCAACCACAATTAGTTTAATTACGACTGAATTATCTGAACTTGGCTGGTTAAAAAAGACTGGAAAAGGTGGTTTTTCTAAGTCCACAAGATACACTTTAACAGTACCTAAAACGAGTACCGTACCTAAAACGAGTACCGTACTTAAAACGAGTACACGCAAGGGGGTACTTAAAACGAGTACACGCAAAGAACTAACCAATGGAACTAAAAGTATATATAAGGGGATTGATTTAGTTAGTTTTAATGATGAAGATACAAAACTTGCTAAACGATTAATTGATTATCGTAAAGAATTGAAAAAGCCTTTAAATACAAAACAAGGATTACAAGGTTTGATTAATGGAATTAAAAAATGTTCCAAAATACATAAAAAGCCTATTGATTTCATTGTTGGTTATATGATGGAAAATGAATGGCAAAGTGTTCAATCAGATTGGATTAAAATAGATAATAAAAAAACAGAGGGAGTAAATTTCGTATGAAAAAACTAAAACTTGAGGAATTTAAAAATTACAAGGCTAAAGAACAACGACAACATATCGTTCCAGCTTCTGACTTCTTGTCTAAGGCTGAAATATTGCTTAATAATGGCATACACTTAACTGGCGATAAAATGCCTTGGGAAAAGACACACGATAAGTTTAGATTTAGAGAGGGTGAATTAACTATCTGGTCTGGAATTAATGGAAACGGTAAATCCCAAGTGATGGGTCAAGTGGCTTTATGGTTAGCAAAGCATACATCGGTTCTAATTGCTTCAATGGAAATGAAAGCTGAAATAACAGTTGCTAGAATGGTTAGACAAGCTGCTGGTTGTGCTAAACCAGAGAAAGGGTTTTACCAAAAATTCAGAGAAAATACTGATGATAACCTCTGGATATACGACCAAACCGACACAGTCGATAGTGAAGATATACTAGCAATGATTGATTGGTCTGCTGAACGCTTGAATATTAAACACATAATGATTGATTCATTAATGATGTGCGGTGTTAATCAAGATGATAATGAGAGCCAAAAGAACTTTGTTGCTCATTTAACGACTAAGGCTAAACAGCACAATATTCACATTCACTTGGTAACTCACGCAAGAAAAGCACCAGTTGGACAAAAGAATTACTTCCCTGATAAGTTTGATGTTGCTGGTAGTGCTGCTATTACTAATCTAGCATTTAATATCTTGATTTGTCATTTGAATGTTGAAAAGAAAAGAGCAGTTGATAATAATGAACCAACTTCATATACTGACCCAGATGGATTCTTGAGGATTGCTAAACAGCGTAATGGTGAATTTACTGGTAATTTTGGTTTCTGGTATCACGCTGATTCTTTACAATGGATTGAAGAATATTCAGATTTACCAATGAATTGGCTAAATTGACTTATATTCTTTGGTATAATAACAAACATGAAGATAAAATACATTAGCATTAAAAAAGAGATTCGTAAGCTGGGATTGACACAAAAACAGGTTGCGGATATGATGGAGGTTACTATCCAAACGCTGGAGTACCGCATTAAAAAAGACAAGCCAACTATTCATTGGGCAATCTATGGTATTGCTAATTACTATGGTGGGATTGATGATAATCTAATCAAAGAAATGAACAATGCCAGTTAAGCACACGCAAGCAGAATGTAAACAAGCAATGACTGCTATGAAAGAATTAGTAGAGCAGATTAAACGTATTGATGACCAAGAGGTTAAGAACCACGTATGCGATTCAATTATTCAATTATGCGACCAACTATTAAGAGAGCCTAATAAATGATTGACCTACACAAGGGCGACTGCCTTGAAGTAATGGATAAACTGATTGCTGATGGTGTTGTAGTTGATTTAACTGTAACAAGTCCACCATATGATAATTTAAGAACATATAACGACAGTTCAAAATGGAATGAAGATATTTGGAAGCAAGTTATAGAAAAATTATATCAAGTCACTAAAGACGGTGGTGTAGTGGTTTGGGTAGTTGGAGACGCTACTGTAAAAGGTAGCGAAACGGGAACAAGTTTTAAGCAAGCGCTTTATTTTATGGAGTGTGGATTTAATTTACACGATACAATGATTTATGAAAAAGATGCCATTGCATTTCCTGATAAAAATAGATATCAAAATAGTTTTGAATATATGTTTGTATTTAGCAAAAATTCCCCTATCGTAAAAAATATAATACACGATAGGGAAAATATATCATTTGGTCGCAAAGTTACAGGAACAGGCAGAACAGCAAGTGGAGAAACAAAAAAAGCATCTTGTTATGGCAATAATATAAAGGAATTTGGCGCCAGATGGAATATATGGAGAATAAAAACAAACAAAGGCAATAATAAAACAGGGCACCCTGCAATGTTTCCTGAGCAAATACCAAGAGACCATATATTATCTTGGAGCAATGAGGGAAATATTGTTTTCGACCCATTCATGGGAAGCGGAACAACAGGAGTTGCTTGTAAGAACTTAGGTCGTAGGTTTATTGGCATAGAGATGGATGAGGGTTACTTTGATATAGCTAAGGGGCGTATCAATGAGAAAGACTGAATACAATCTAACATTACCGTTCCCAGTATCGGTAAATCAATATTACAGAAGCATCCCAAGGGGTAAGTTTTGTTCTGTTATTCTTTCTCAAAAAGGTAGAGATTTCAAGGCAAAGGTTAAAGAGTTAGTTGATGTATATTCCACAGATAAGCCAGTTCTTGTTATGATTAAGTTATACCCGCCAACTAAGCGCAAGTATGATGTTGATAATATGCTCAAATCGTTATTAGATTCATTGATTGGTATTGCTTACTTTGATGATAGCCAAATCCAATGTTTAGCAGTATCAAAAGAGGAAGTCTTTAAGGGTGGAAAGTGTACAATTAAAATTAAAGAGGTTTAATATGTGGAAATGGTTTTTAGGTTTATTTAGAGGTGAATGTTCAGCTAACCAGACTGAAAAGGATATGGTTCTAGCACACATTGAATATCATGGCTCAATATCAACGACTGAAGCTAGGATAATCGGCATTAATCATTTGCGTAGTGTTATCTGTAAGATGCGTAAAGATGGCTATAAGATTAAGAATGTATCTAATGCTGGCTCTATTGGTATATACAAATTCTAATGAACTCTGTATTAACTAAAATCAGCGCAATTAAGCGCAACCCAAACAACCCACGCATTTTAAAAGATGATAAGTTTGTTAAGCTAACGCAGTCAATAAAAGACTTCCCGAAGATGTTAGAGATTAGACCAATCGTAGTTAATGATGATATGGTCGTGCTGGGCGGTAATATGCGTTTAAAGGCGTGTAAAGAAGCTGGATTAAAAGAAGTGCCAGTTATCAAAGTAAACGACTTAACCGAAGAACAACAGCGTGAGTTTATTATTAAAGATAACGTAGGCTTCGGTGAATGGGATTGGGATTTATTAGCTAATGAATGGGATACTGATTTATTAGAGGACTGGGGCTTAGAGTTAGACTTTAACCCAGTAGATGATGATAAAGAGGGATTAACTGACGAAGATGAAGTTCCAGAGGTAACAGAGAACCCAGTTAGCAAGGTAGGCGATATTTGGCTACTTGGTGAACATAGGGTTATGTGTGGTGATTCAACTAATGGCGCTGATGTTGCTTTATTGATGAATGGCGAAAAGGCTGATATGGTCTTTACTGACCCACCTTATGGTGTAGATATAAAAGGTAAATTTACTGGAACAATATTAAATGATAATTTACAAGGTGATGAGTTTATAAATTTCTTAACATCTTGTTTTGAAAACTTAAAGCAATATAATAATGGTAATTTATATATCAGTTATGAAATAAAAAATCAGACTCTTTTTGAAAAAGCACTTGAAAATTGTGGTTTTAAATTTGATGAGATTATTATCTGGAATAAAGATTCAGCTTCTTTTTATTCAAAAAACAAATACAACAGAAAGTATGAGCCAATATTTTTTATTGAAAACGGAAAAGAATTGAAGTGTGAGCCAGATGTTAATGTTTGGGATTTTGCTAAAAGTTCATCATTCGCAAGTAGAGATGAGAACAATAAAAGGTTTAATGAAAAAGGTAATTTTTTAGTAGCACATCCGACAACTAAACCTATTGGCTTAATAAGTAAAGCATTGAACAACTCAACATCATTAAATAATTTAACTCTTGATTTATTTTTAGGCTCTGGCTCAACTCTAATAGCAGCAGAGAAGAAGAGCCGCCAATGCTATGGAATGGAACTAGACCCTAAGTACGTTGATGTGATTATTAAAAGATGGCAAGAATACACGGGCAAGAAAGCAATACACGCTGAATCTGGCGAACCATTTGTAGAGGTGGATAATGGGAAAATCTAAAGAAACTGAAGAAAGTCAAAAGACTGGTAGACCACTAGCTGAAATTGATTGGGAAAAGGTTGATGGAATGTGTGGCATAAGATGTACTGGCGAGGAAATTGCTGGTGTTATGGGTATTGGATACAGCACATTAGTCAGAGCAATGCGTCGTGAACACGATATGACTTTTGACGAGTATTACACCCTTAAATCGCAAAATGGCAGAGCATCAATAAGAAAGAAACAATATACCGTTGCTATGAATGGCAATCCGTATATGTTGAAATGGCTTGGTGTTAATTGGTTAGGTCAATCAGATAAGCAAGAAGTAGAGCATAACGTAAATACAATAAAAGGCATTAGGCTAATAAGTGATTGAAGATGAAGAAGATGGTATTGCTGGTGTTAAAGTATTACCACATCAAAAAGACTTCATAGACAGCGTTAATCCAACAACTGGATTGGTTGCTGGTTTCGGTGCTGGTAAGTCATACGCTGGAACACTAAAGACAATCATTAAGAAGCTACAATACCCGAGTGTTAAGGTTGCCTATTATTTGCCTAACTATCCATTGATACGTGATATAGCCTTTGAGAAGTTCCCAGAGATGTGTAATGATTTAGGTTTACATTATCAATTGAACAAGTCAGATAAAGAGTTAATAATCAAAGACTTCGGTACTATTATCTTTAGGAATATGTCAGAACCAGAGATGATTGTGGGCTACGAGGTTGGGTATTCATTAATAGACGAATGTGATGTAATGCCTAAGCACAAGATGGATAAGGCGTTTAAACAGATATTGGCTCGTAATCGTGCGCCATTGCCAGATAAGAAGCCTAACCAAGTTGATTTGGTTGGTACGCCAGAGGGTTATCGGTTCTATTACAATCTAATGGTTGCTAATAAGCCAGACAATTACAGATTGATTAAAGCAAGAACAATGGATAATCCACACTTGCCACCAGATTATATTGATACTTTAAAAGATACTTATGATGAGAAGATGCTTCAGCAATATCTGCTTGGTGAGTTTATTAATGTTAATGGTAGTGCCATTTATCATCAGTTTGACCGTGATGTTCACGTTATACCTAATATCGGAATTGACCCGTATCTGCCGTTAATCATTACGTTTGACTTTAACATTAATCCATATAATGCCATTTACTTGATTCAAGTGATAGATGGTAAGGTAACAGTAGTTGATAATGCTATTATTAAAGGTAAGCCATTAGTTGATTCACTTGATTATTTAAAAGATAAGTTCAGTCATCTTGGTGCTACATTAATGAGTGCTACAATCTATGGTGATGCTGCTGGTAAAGCAAGAAGCCAAGGCACAGCACAAACAAACTATGACTTAATAAAGAACGCTGGTTTTTATAAGATGAAAATCAAGACTGCTAACCCTAGAGTTGCTGACAGAATAAATGCTTTAAATTCTATGTTGCGAAATGGTAATGGTTCTGTTAATATGGCTATATGCGAAAGGAATCACGAATTAATCACTGATTTAGAGCAGATGTCTTACAATGATAAGGGTGAAGTAGACAAGTCAAACCAAGACTTGAGCCACGCAGTAGATAGCGTAGGTTATTACATTGAATATGAACACAGTCTACATAAGACTGAAGTTCGCAATATTAGAATGAGAGTAGGCTAAATATGATTATTAACAAACACCCACGTAACGACATCAGAAGCACAATCAATAGCAATGGTAGTCGCCTAGCTAAGTTCCAAAGACGTTATGAAATGTATAACGACAACTACAACGACCAAGTTGTTAGTAAGCTGGGGCAAATATACAGAGCCTTTGCTCAATTAAAGCTAGACGTTCAGATTAACGATAACAACAACATATACAAGCAAGTTATAAACGCTGTATCTAATGTGTACAGTTTTGGCGTTAATAGAACATTTGAATCAGATGATGTTCAAGAATTGTACAATGAGTTGCGTATTGACAAGGTAATGGCTCAAGCAAACA